TTAACAAAGTCTCAAGAAGCTTTAAGACTTGGTATAGATAACACACCTAGTGAAGAACATATATTAAATTTAAAAATACTTTGCGATAACATATTACAACCTATTAGAGATTTTTATGGACTGCCATTATCCGTGAGTTCTGGATACAGATCAGCAGAATTATGTAAGGCTATTGGATCAAGCTCCACGAGCCAGCACACGCGCGGAGAAGCAGCAGACTTTGAGATATTTGGTGTAGCTAATAAGGAATTAAGTGATTGGATTGTATCTAATCTTGAATATGATCAATGTATACTTGAGTTTTGGAATATTAACGAACCAAATAGTGGATGGGTACATTGTAGTTTTTCAACTAAGTACAACAGGAAGCAGTACTTGAAGGCTGAGAAAGTAAATGGTAAAATTGTTTATTCACCAATGTTTTAATTATGGCTATAGGAAGATCACAAATACCAAAACAGATTGAAGGTAAACTTAGAGGTGCTAAACCATCTCGAGCTATGCTTAAATCAAAAAGAAAGAAAAAATAATGGCTAAACTTTGTCCAAGAGGAAAGGCTGCAGCAAAAAGAAAATTTAAAGTATATCCTTCGGCTTACGCAAATATGTATGCATCTGCAGTTTGTTCAGGAAAAATAAAACCAGGTGGTAAAAATAAATCTCAACAAAGAAAATCAGTTTCAAGTTACGAACAAGGTGGAGTTGCAAAAGGATGTGGAGATATAATGGATGATAGAAGAAAAGTAACTAAAAAATCTTAATATGGGTTTAAGAGATTGGGTAAAAGAAAACTGGGTTGATATTGCAAATAAAAAACCTGATGGATCTTATCCTAAATGTGGAAGAAGTGGTGGTGAAAAAAGAAAAAATTATCCTAAATGTGTTCCAATTGCAAAGGCTAGAGCCATGAGTAAAGGTCAAAAAACAAGCGCTGTTAAAAGAAAACAACAAGCTGCTAATACAGGTCCAACGCCTTCTTTTGTTAAGACATTTACTAAGAAGTACTATGGTGGTATGATTGACGTATGAAAAAAGAACTATCACAAAAGCAAATGAAAATAGCAGCTGCGGCTGAACCTAGAGATCAGATTACTGGTGATGATTTTAAAGCATTACAAAGTAGCATGGCTGAAGGTGGTATTTTTGAACCAAAAGGTCAAAAGCCTATTCAAATTATAAAACAAAAATCAAGGATAAGATAAGGAATGTAGCATACAAACAACCAATGGGTGGTGCACACAAGCCATATAAACTTACTGGAAAAATTAACGGATCAAAAAAACCGGCTAAAAAGAAAAAGTAAGGTTATGACTTATGGCTACATCTGGAACAACATCATTTAATTTAGACATCGATGATGTCATCGAAGAATCTTTTGAAAGATGTGGCATTCGTAATACTAAAGGCTACGATTTAAAATCATCAAGACGAAGTTTAAATTTATTATTTTCTGAATGGGGAAACAGAGGTGTTCACCTTTGGAAAGTAGAATTAAAAAATCAATTATTAACTGCAGGCACAATTACTTACACAACACCTAGTGATTGCAGTGACGTATTAGAAGCTTATGTTTCAACTTCTGAATCTATAACTTCAAGCACTCAAGATATATCATTAACTAAAATTGACCGATCTGCATATGCAGGACTTCCTAATAAAGGTCAAACTGGACAACCATCACAATATTATGTAGATAGACAAATTACACCTACCATTAGTTTATATTTAGCACCAGATGCAAATACTTACACTTATTTAAAATATTATTATATTCAAAGAATTCAAGATGCCGGTGCTTATACAAATCAAACAGATTTACCATATAGATTTTTACCATGTATGGTTTCAGGACTTGCATTTTATTTATCACAAAAATATGCACCAGACAGAATACAAACTTTAAAATTATTATACGAGGATGAATTAGAAAGAGCTTTACAAGAAGATGGGCAAAGAACATCTTTATACATTACACCTTTTACTTATTTTGGAGAAAGATACTAATGCCATTTGCAAGAGGTAAAAGATCATTAGCTATTTCTGATAGATCAGGAGTTCAATTTCCATATTTAGAAATGGTCAAAGAATGGAATGGTTCTATTGTTCATATATCTGAATTTGAAGCAAAACACCCACAATTAGATCCACCTTATCATCCTGCAGATCCACAAGCTTTAAAAGGTCCAAGAGCAGATATAAGACCAGGAGGAGGTTGTTTAGTTCAATTAGATTTATATTATTGGCCAGGTCAATTTGAAACAAAAATAAATAGTATGCAACCAGGAATAAGTGGAGATATTATAAATGCAAGAAGATCAGCTTATACAGGAATCGGTAATGTAACTATTAGTATAACATGACATACACAGAATTAGTACAAAAGATTAGAGATTATACAGAAGTAGGTTCTGAAGTTTTAACATCTACTATTGTTAATGGTTTTATTAGAGATGCTGAATTTAAAATATTTAGAGAAGCAGATGCAGACTACGCGCGCGAGTACGCGAACTCTACATTTACAGCTAATAATAAATACGTAGCTTTACCTAATGCATCAGGTGCAAGTTCTGAAAGAAGAGCTTTAGTTGTAAGATCCGTGGTTGCAACAAATAGTTCTTCTGTTCAAGTATCTTTAGAGCCAAGAGATGATACTTTTATAACTGAATATAATTCAACAGGTGCTACAGGTTTTCCTAAATATTATGCAACTTTTAGAGAAAATGCTATTGAAGTAGCCCCTACACCAGATGCAGCTTATGCTGTTGCTTTAGATTACATTTATTCACCAGATGCAATAAGTTCTACAAATACTACAACTTATATAAGTTTAAATGCTCCAGAGTTATTATTATACGCATGTTTATTAGAAGCTTTTGCATACTTAAAAGGACCTATGGATATGTACAAACTATATCAAGAGAAGTATAATGAAGCATTACAAGGATTTGCGTTAGAACAAACAGGTAGAAGACGCAGAGACGAATTTCAGGATGGTACATTACGCCTTAAGCTTAATTCACCATCCCCATAACAACTATAAGGAGAACAATACATGGCAATAGATCAAGCAGTGTGCAACTCATTTAAAGCAGAGCTTTTAGGTGGTGTACATGATTTCGATTCAGGTTCGGGACAAGTTTTTAAATTAGCATTGTACACATCAAATGCAACATTAAACGCAACGACAACAGTTTTCACTTCAACAAATGAAGTTGGAGACACAGGACAATATTCTTCAGGTGGAGGAGTATTAGCAGGTCAACAAGTATCATTGGATAGTGCGACAGCTATCGTTACTTTTACAGATTTATCTTTTACAGGAGTTACATTAAGCGCAGAAGGTGCGTTGATATATAATTCAACAGGCAACAGAGCTGTTTGTGTACTAGATTTTGGTGCTGTTAAAACTGCAACATCTGGAACGTTTACAATTCAATTCCCAGCATTTACCGCGGCAGCAGCTATATTAAGAATAGCTTAAGGAGTAATTCATGTCTGCTTCCTGGGGTACAGGCGTATGGGGTCGAGGAACCTGGGGAGTAGGCAACATTGATGAAACGGTAACGTTTCAATCATGGGGCCAAGGTACGTGGGGCAATGGTGATTGGGGTATTGGTTATGTAACCACGGCTCTCGGAACTACATTAAATTCTGTTTCAGTTCAAATTGATAATGAAATTTCTGTAACAGGAGAACAATTAAATATATCATTAAATACAGTTACACTTACAGCAGATTCTAATTTAACTTTATCTACTAATTTATTACAAACAACTTTAGGTAATGAAGATGGTATAGGTAATGCTGATGTTATACTTACAACATTAAATAGTTTAAACACAACAATTGGTCCTTATTCAATTACTGCAGACGGTAATACTTCTGAAATTGTAGTTGGGGATTCAATGAATATAACTACAGATACTATTACAGCAGATGCTGGTTCTTCATTTGAGGTAACTGGTAATGCTTTAAGCATAGTAATTGGTGATGAGTCTTTAACAGGTAATGCTACAGTTGATCTATCTACAAATATTTTAAATGTAACAACGGGTACAGCTAGTGGAGATGTAGCAACTGTAGTTTTAACAGGATCTAGTATATCAACTACATCAGGAACAGTAACATTTACTATCGATGGATCTGTTACATTAACAGGGGTAAATATGACGGCTTCTACAGGTCGTTTATTTATTACAGCTTGGGCAGTTGTAGATATAGGGGTAACTAATACTTGGAGTGTGGTTGACATAGCTGCTTAATGAAACTAAAATTGATAATATTACATAATTTATAAGGAATTTTATGGCATCATCCTATTCTACGGATCTCAAACTTGAACTCATGGTCACTGGTGAAAAACCAAACCAGTGGGGAGATATAACAAATACAAATTTAAATTTAGTACAACAAGCAATTGCAGGATTTGAATCAATAGCACTTACGTCTACTAACACTACGTTAGCAATGACTGATGCTACGATATCAAATGCAAGAAACGCTGTTTTACAATTTACAGGAACAATTACTGCAAACTGTACAGTCTTTGTTGCAAGCGGAATTGAAAAAACTTACATTGTAGAAAATGGTACATCTGGTGCATTTACATTAGCTTTAAATCAAGTTGGTGGTTCATCAGTTATTTGGGATGCAACAAACAAAGGTCATAAACTTATTTATTTAGATGGAACAAATGCAAATGATGTTACAAATGAACTATCTACAATAAGATTACCTAATCAAAATGAAGTAAGATTTGGTGATTCAGATAACTCAAATTATGTATCATTAAGGGCAGGTGCTACAATTGCATCTAATATTAGTTTTAC